TAGGTTCATCTACAACTAGCGTTACAACCTCGTAGAAGCTTGATTTTTTAAAGCTTTTGTGATATTATGGAGATATTATGGATTTGGAAAAACTACAAGAACAGGCCGATAAAGACCTAAAAATTAATGATACTGAACTAGATTTAGAGTCATTAAAGACACCTCAATTACACAACCAATATATGAAGCACTTAACAAAGTATAAGTTAATGTTAAGTCGTGCTGAAACTGAATATAGTGTTTTAAAAAAAGATAAATGGGAATATTATACAGGAAAAGCAGACGCTGCCGTATATGCTCAAAAACCTTTTGATTTAAAAATATTAAGAACTGATATAGACAAGTATTTAGAATCTGATGATGATTTACAAAAAGCAAAACAAAAAGTAGATTATCTCAATACTACAGTAGATTTTTTAGATAGAACAATTAGACTTATATCAAATAGAGGTTTCATTATTAAGAACGCCATAGACTGGAGAAAGTTTACTAGTGGCGCTATCTAAAAATGACAACCACAAGATACCTCATCATAGATAAACCAGACGAAATCTATTTAAAGATAGAAGCTGACGCTGATATTAGGCGTGAACTAGGAGAATACTTTACGTTTGAAGTGCCTGGTTTTAAGTTTATGCCTCAATATCGTAATAGAGTTTGGGATGGAAAAATTAGATTATTCAGTTACGCTACAGGTAAAATCTATGCTGGTTTATATCCTTATATATTAAATTGGTGTAAAGAAAATAGTGTACAGGTTGTTGATGGTACTAAAATAAAAGATACAAATATAGAAGATAAAAAAATAGATCAGTTTATCAAAGCATTAAAAATACCAAAAATAGAAGTAAGAGATTATCAAAAAGAGGCTTTTGTTCACGCTGTTAAAAAGAATAGATGTTTATTATTATCGCCAACAGCCTCTGGTAAATCACTTATTATTTACTTAATAATGATATTTAACTTATTAAGATTAAAAGAAAGTAAACAAAATAAGATACTCATTATTGTACCAACCACATCATTAGTAGAACAATTATTTAAAGACTTTAAAGATTATGGTTATAATAGTGATCGTAATGTACATAGAATATATCAAGGCCACGAAAAAGAAACAAATAAAAGAGTTATTATTACAACTTGGCAATCAGTATATAATTTACCTAAAAAATGGTTTAATGATTTTGGTACAGTTATTGGTGATGAAGCACACTTGTTTAAAGCGGTTTCATTAACAAAAATAATGACTAAACTAACTAAATGTAAATATAGAATTGGTTTAACTGGTACCTTAGATGGTACTAAGACACATAAACTTGTGTTAGAGGGTTTATTTGGTACTGTAAATAAAGTTGTGTCAACAAGTCAATTACAAGAAAATAAACAACTGGCCGATTTAAAAATATTCTGTTTGATATTACAACACGACAAAAACGCCTGTCATTTTTTAAAAGATAAAACATACCAAGAAGAAATGGATTATCTTGTTTCTAACGAAAAAAGGAATAAATATATACGCAATCTATGTTTGTCTTTACAAGGCAATACACTATGTCTGTTTCAGTACGTTGAAAAACACGGAATGCTACTTAAACAATTAATCGAGGAGAAAGCTGATGAAAAAAAAGTTTTCTTTGTTTATGGAGGTGTTGAAGCAGAGGAACGTGAGAAGATACGTTTCATTACAGAAAAATCGGAAGGTGCTATTATTATTGCTAGTTATGGCACTTTTAGCACTGGTATTAATATACGCAATTTACACAACATTGTTTTTGCTAGTCCTTCAAAGTCTAGGATACGTAATCTCCAAAGTATTGGCCGTGGTCTTCGGTTAAAAGATAATGATTCATCAGCAACTTTATATGATATTGCTGATAATTTAACGTACAACGAAAAAGAGAATTACACTTTAGCACACTTTAGAGAAAGAATAAATATCTATAATAGTGAAGACTTTAATTACGAAATTCACAATGTGGAGTTAAAATAAATGCAACAACCAATAGTAAAAGTAATTAAACTAGACAACGGCGATGATATCGTTTGTTGTTTTCCCGAAAAGCAATTAGCCGAATCAACAGGCTTAATTAGATTGGTTAAGCCATTATTAATTAAATATGTACCTCAATTAACACCACAAGGTTTTAAAGATTATGTTGCTCTTATTAAATGGGCGGCTTATACTAATGATGAAATTATAACTATTCCTATTAAAAAGATATTAACTATAACAAATGCCACCAACGAGATGGCCAAAAGTTTTGAACATATGGCAAAAGATTATCAAAGACTTGAAGCTCCAAGAAAAGATAGTGACTATAAAAGAAGTATGTTTAGTAAAGAAGATAACGATAAAGTAAATGAAATATTTGATGAATTTAGTGATATTGATGATGGTAACGGAACAATCCACTAGCCTGGTAGCCTTCATATCATCCGCTACACGCTCCATTATACACAAATTTTATTAAAAGTCAATGTTGAAATGAAAAAAAGTGAATGGGTAATAACAGCTACATATAATAGTGATAATTGGAAAAAATACTGTGAACTATCTTATCCTTATAAAGGCACTCCTGAAACATTAGAAAAAAGAATTTGGAAACACTATAATGAAAATTATGAAGACTATGGAAAAGCAGAAGCTGTTGTTGTAGAATTAATTAAAAATTAATTCATAATAACATTGACATTTGAAACAAGATGTAGTATATTATATATTATGACTAGAACAAAAAAGAAAAGCGAACATTACGTTAATAATGCTGAATTTTTAGAGGCTATGAAAGCCTACAAGAAGGCCGTAAATAAAGCTATAAAAGAAAAAAAAGAAAAACCACTTGTAACAGATTACATTGGTAGTTGTTTTTTAAAAATAGCAAATCACCTATCATACAGACCAAACTTTATTAATTATACATTTAGAGATGATATGATTAGTGATGGTATTGAAAATTGTTTACAATATTTGGACAATTTTAATCCTGCTAAATCTAACAACCCTTTTGCTTACTTCACTCAAATTATTTACTTTGCTTTTGTTAGAAGAATACAAAAGGAGAAAAAACAAGTAACAATAAAACAAAAGTTAATAATGGATAATAATTATGATGATATTACTTTACAGCCAGGTGAAGATAGAGAATTTAAAAATCAGTTTAAAGAATATTTACAAAAAAATATGAGAATTGAAGAACCAACAAAAAAAGAAAAAAAAGTAGTTAAAAAAAAGAAGAAAAGCACCACGACTAAATTTTTTGGTTAATTATGAAAATAGCTTTACTAAATGATACCCATTTTGGGTGTAGGAACGATTCACCTGCTTTTATAGAATATCAAAATAAATTTTATGATGAGGTGTTTTTTCCATATATTATAGATAATAATATTAAGACACTTGTTCATTTAGGTGATGTGGTTGATAGAAGAAAGTTTATTAATCATAATACAGCTCATAACTTTAGAGTTAAATTTTGGGATAAATTATATGAATTAAAAATAGATACACACATTATTATAGGTAACCACGACACATATTATAAAAACACAAATGAAATAAACGCTATAGAAAATTTAAATATAACTGTACCAGCTTCAATTTATACAAGACCACGTGAAGTAGAATTTGATGGTACTAAAATACAATTTCTTCCTTGGATTTGTGATGACAATTATGAAGAATCAATACACGCTATAGATCACTCAAATGCCGATATATGTTTTGGTCATTTAGAAATAAAAGATCAATTTAGAAGATTTGAAAAAGTATTGTCTGGCCATTTTCATAAAAAATCAGATGATGGTCACATCTATTATCTAGGTACTCAATACGAAATTATGTGGTCCGATTACAATTGTTCAAAAGGATTTCATATATTTGATACAGAAACAAGAGAGATAGAACGAGTTGAAAATCCACATAAGATATTTAAAAAATTTACATATGATGATAAAACTTATAATTATACACATCACAACTTACAAAATTATGATGGTTGTTTTGTTAAATTATTTGTATCTCAAAAAACAAATGAGGAAATGTATAATAAACTTATTGAAAGATTTTACAATGAAATTAATGTACACGAACTTATTATTGTAGAAGACCCTACTGATATTAAATCATCCGTAAGAGATGATATATTAGAACAAGGTGAAGATACATTAACCTTTTTAAGAAATTATATTGACCAAGTAGATACAGATTTAAACAAGCAAAAATTAAAAGAGTTTGCTAAAGAACTTTATGTAGAGGCTAGTGAATGAGTCAAATAACAAATGTAAAATCAACTCATATGAATTGGGGTCCTTATGTGATGAAAACAAAACTACCTGATTATATTATTAAGAAATTAAAAACCGAAGGTAAGAAAGCAAAACAATCTTACAATCACGCTTTAGCAGGTCATTTAGATAATCAATTTTTATATCCTCAAAATGTGCAAGAGTGGTTTTATAATGAGATACACCCTATCATACAAGCTTATAGAAATGGTCATTGTAAGTTTCACGGTATAGAAGAATTAAATGTAGATTTAAGAGCAGATGATTTATGGGTTAACTATATGGAAGCTGGTGACTTTAATCCTGTACATACACACGGTGGTGATTATTCGTTTGTATTATTTTTAGATATACCAAAACAATTAAAAAAAGAACAAGAAGATTTTAAAGGCACATCATCAAAACCTGGTTCTTTAATGTTTGAATATACACAACAAGCAAGACCTCGTTGGGCAACCACAGGTACGGCCATTAGGCCAGAAACAGGAGATTTTTATATGTTTCCTGCTTTGTTACAACATTGGGTTTGTCCATTTAAATCTAAAGTAACCAGAATAAGTGTATCAGGCAATTTAAGAATTTTAAACAAAGAGAAATTACCACGTGATTACTTTTAAAAAAATAAAATATAAAAACTTTTTATCTACTGGCAATACACCAATAGAAATAGACCTACACAAATCAAACACAACTTTGATTGTAGGTAGTAATGGTTCAGGCAAGTCAACATTATTAGACGCTTTATGTTTTGTTTTATTTAATCGACCATTTAGAATTATTAAAAAAGAACAAATGATTAATACAGTAAACAATGGCGATTGTGAAATAGTTGTTGAATTTGATGTTGGCACAAAACAATATAAAGTAATTAGAGGCATTAAACCAAACATATTTGAAATATATCAAAATGGTCAGTTGTTAAACCAAGACGCTTCTAATATAGACTATCAAAAGTATTTGGAAAACAATATAATGAGATTAAACTATAGATCATTTTTACAAGTTGTATTACTAGGTTCTTCATCATACGAGCCGTTTATGAAGATGAAACCACGATATAGACGAGAGGTAGTGGAAGAAATATTAGACATAAGAGTATTTGGACTTATGGACTTAATACTAAGACCACAACAAACAGAATTAACTAAAAATGTAACAGAATTACGCCATAAATGCGATCTTATTGAATCTAAGTACGAAACAGAACTAAAACACTATAAAGCGATTTCCGACCTTAACCTGAACGACCTGGATGGTAAAAAGAAGACATTAGAGAAGAATGGTGAGGCCAGTTATCAATATCATAAGAAGATAGAAGAACTTAATATTGAATTGGAATCATACCAGGATAAAGTCAAATATAAAGATAAAGAACAGGCTAAATTAAACAAATTGTCTAAATTAGAAGCTAAGATAGAACAAAACCTATCTACACATAAAAAGAATTTAGAGTTTTTCCAAGAAAATGATAACTGTCCTACTTGTACACAACCATTAGAGGCCGAGTTTAGAGGTGAAAAGATTGCCTATGAAAAAGGTAAACTAGTGACTTTAAATGATGGTATGAAAAAACTAATGGAAGAAATTGCCAAACAAGAAGAACTTATTACGGCTATGGAAAAAATGTCAAATAAGATGTATGAATTAAATGTAGATGTATCTAAATTACAAACTTCAATTGATGAAATTAATAAGTATTCTAATAATATACACGAAGAAATAAAAGCTTTAGAAAACAAACAAACAGATGGTAAAGAAATAGAAAAACATTTAGAACAATTAAAAATTGATTTAGAAAATACTAAAGTTGAAAGAGATAAAATAATAGAACAAAAAGG